CGTCATCATGGTACGCAGAATGTTCCTCACAGAAATGGGAGCTGCGCCACAATTCATGTCTAAGATCTCATTAATCTTTGTAGAAAGGGTGGCCGATATTTGCTCGGCGTCGGGTATCGAATCCAACCTTGCATTCAAGTTATTGACCAAGCGCGATGTTTGCTGCGAGGAGAACATGTCGAATAACCCCATTTGGGCCTTGCATCCTTCAACGTGGTCTCTCAAATCGATAAATGCAGTGATGATCTCCCTAAGGCTGATCATGGTAACGGCTCCGGATAAGAAACCCCACTGATATCCAGCGGCAAATCTCTTGACCATGCATTGGCACGGGTTTTTATTACATGTCGCACATGGGTATTGCGGGTCTTTTTCGGTAAGCTCACACTCGACATTGGCAACATCGAGCGCGGAAATGGGAGTAGGTCCAATCTGGGCGTAGAACTCGTCGGCATCTTGGTGTTGGATGTATTTGATATGGTTCGTGACCGACTCCCTCATCATCTTGCACCAAGCTTTCTGCTCGGCTCTCAACCTCTTTCTCTCGGCTTTGCTAAGTTGCACAGGTGCGCTAGAGCGATTGTAGCGCGCATCTGTGGGCCTAGGGCCGGGATTGGGTTCAATTCCCTCTTGTGTTAAATCCTTGGGAAAATCTGGTTCGGTAGGGGGTTCGGGCGTGGGCAATTTGAAGTCGAAGAAATCGTCGTCACTGTCGTCGTCACTCAAAACATCCAGTCTGAGCCATCCTTTCTCATGAGCCTCTTTCCATACTGATGCAGTGACCGTAACATATTCCATACACCTTTCCATGACCTCTGTTGACAACTGCGGGTCGTCTATATCGGATAGGATCCCCATGCATTGGTGTTTGAGCGCGTAGAAGTTGGAAACAAGTTGACTAGTATAGTCATCATCGGGATACGCAAAATCCAATTGGTGTTTTATTTCGATTTCCAACATTTTGGTGTAGGCTTCCTTAAAGTTTGCTCGCCTGTTAAAATCGATCGGGTCTATTCCTACATCGGGAAGTACGTCGAAAGTGGCTTCAGTAAGTGAAACGGGATTACGAAGGATAGAAACGAGGCTAGCGAAATCGTTATTATTATTAGTTGTAGCCATGATTGTATTTATCGTTTTTCCAAAGGGAGGGTAAGTACAGGACCCAGCACAGGAGACATTAAAGATTGGTTTCCACATGGTAGTCTGATCATGTTGTGCTATTCCTCACGTCGCTGTGAGAGGTGAGCGACACACTAATTGGGTTTCGACTTATCTGGTCCCACATCGTCCCGCGCATAAGCAGTTTCCACACAACCAAGGGCGTTCGTCACCGAACGAGCCTCGCGGTTTCCCCCAAGATTGCTGAAGGTGGGCTTACAAAATTGCAGTAAGATAGGTACTAAGATAAAATACTAACCAAAAAGGGAAGACAAGGTACAGAATATGAGATAGATTTAAATTTTGTATTTTGTTTTTTAAAATTTTAGCGTATATATAAATGTCAAAAGAATTAATGGAAATTTAAAAAAAGGGGAACACTACAACGAACGGTGGGGTTTAATCACAATCCGCGGTGTGATGGTACTAT